ATATGCCAGCCGCTTGCCAGCAAGTTCGGCCTCCAGTTGTGTGCACCGCTGCTGTAGTTGTTCCATGGCTTCTGGTGTTGCGTGGCGCAAGTGGACGCCGAGCCCGTGACACGCCTTGGTGGCGGCATCAAGTTCGGCAGCTTTCTTGGTGGGACACCCATCTGACCGGAACTGTTGAGCACCGACTGTGACTGTGACGACGTGCACCGGTTCATGACTGGGTCCATGGCTTTCATGGGAATAATTGGGTAACGGCAAAGCTTGGCCTAACTTTTGACGGGCCATGATCCACTCTTGGAGCGCGTTCTTGGCTGTGCCGTCGCCTTTCTTGGCACCGGCCCCGAGGAGGCCAATGGCGTCTTGTGCCCACAGCTGTGGGTTGCAGTACCAGCAGTCAGCGCACCAGTCGGAGTCACAAGCGGGGCATGGGTGCACACGGCGCTCGCAACAACACGCCGACATCTTTGGTGCATGCCCGGCCCATAACTGCAACCTGGGCAGCCACCCGGGACGCAGGATCTTGTGTTGAATGGCGGCCTGTTGTGGTTGTGGGTTGTGGAGGCCACGATATGCTGGTTCAAGTTCAATGGTTGCTGCTGGGGTGCCGACATCCCGAACGACGATGGCAGTGATCGTTGGATGATGCAGGAGCGTTGGTTGGCGCACATTTGCCAACCGCGCCTCCAACGCCTTGATCTCACCGACGGTGACGTCGTAGAGTTGTGCTGCCAGTTCGTAAGCCATGGCATGCACGGAGAAGCGCTGGGGCGACCGTGGTCGTTGGACACGGTCAAACTTTGGTATTAAATTGCCATGGCGCGCAGATTGCTCGGTGCTGGTGCGGCGATAATAGGCTGCCAGTCCTCGCAGAATAGGCACATGGTTTGCGTCGAGTGCATACTGCATTGCTATGCCTTTGAGCCATGCGGCATCATCTTTGTCATCGGCGGGTTGCAACCGCCATGACGCTTTGACCAGTGCCCTGCCGGGCTTCAGTCCCCAGACGTACGTGAGAGTCGCCTTGTGCACAACGGGCCAAAAATATCCCGAACAGAAGCTGGCGTGGGTCCAATGCTTGGCAGGCTCCCATGTGAGCTTGTAGCCGAACTGGGCATACCACCACGTCAGGAAAGGTACCGTCTTCCCGTTGGCCAAGTTGCACGCACGGCTGAGGTAGGCGTGGAGCTCAGGCGACATTATGAGACACCCATCGTCACCTTGGACGATCATGGCTAAATGCTCAACGTGGTCAACATAGGGGAACCGTTGCAGCACGGCGGAACCTGCCGCGTCAACATTGCTCACACCATTGCCAACAGAGGTGGTGGGCAACCCGGATTGCGTGCATCCAGGTGTCGAGGTAAA